AGCTAATCATTTCTTACCCAAATCAGCAAATATATTTAATAAATTACGCTGGAACCCTTCTGGAATAACAGTTAGAGAAATATTTAAGATTAAAGATTTAGGACGTAGATCTTTTTTTGCTATGAATAAGACTAATATTCTTACAGAAGATGATATTAAGTCTAAATTAAAAGATTTAGGTGTTGATAACGTAGATTACATTAATCTTGTTGCAAAACAATTTACAGAATTTAAAACTATATTTAATGAAAAAATTAATATAGGCTTAACTGACGATGAAATTAAACAAGGTAGCTACACTGCTAGAGAAGCAAAGTTACTATTAGATAAAGATGGTAATATGTCTGATGAAGTATTGTTTGCAATGTTACTATCGCTTATGCATTGGAGTGCAGTTAATCAAAAAGCTAGTGAAACTAGACCTTTGTTTACTATTGCTAATTTAGTATTTAATGACCCTAAACAAGTTAATCGTTTAACAGGTCAACAGATTAAAACTTTTATTGATTCAGGTATTTTTGCTAAAGATGCTGCTAAAGAAATTGGATTAGAAATACTAGACGCATTAAATATGACTATTGAGCAGCCAGCTGCACAAGAAATGCTATTTAAGTTACAAGCTATTGCTAGTAAAACATTTAATATTCCATTATCTAAACGTTCTAATTTAAAACCTCGACTTGCTACTGCATTAGGATTACTCGCTTTACAAACAGGTAGATATATGGATGCAGATAAGCGTCCTAAAAAAGGACAACCTGAAAACGGAATAGTAGAAGTTATACGTGGTGAATACGACATAAATTTATTTGATAATGATAACTTTGATTTTATTGCAGAAAGTAATAAAACAACTATTGACTGGAATAGTGTACAAATTAAAGAAAGTACTATTTTAGATACATATAAAAATAATTCTGAAAACTTTAAATTAATTAAAGGAGCTGAAGTATTTACTAGAGATACCTATGAAACTCCTGTATTAGATGTACAAGAAGAAACTGATAATAGCTTTTTTACTCTTAATAAAAAAATTAAGCGAGTAATGTTAAAGTTACAAGCTGTTAGATGGGAAGGTAAACGCGAAGAACTTAAACTATTCGATACGTTAAAAACAGATGTATTGCATAAATTAGTTGGAATTAAAGATCTTAATACACAACATAAAAAAGATAGAGATAGTGTAGAAGCTTCTAACCAGGAAAAACTTAAAGATATTGACCATACTAAAGATTACATAAAAAGTGGTGATAATCCTGGATTTTATTTTAGATACAAAGCTCAGACTCAACATAGATTACGCATTGTAAGTAATACTATAAATGGTCAACGTAGCAAAATACATAGAGCACTGTTTAATCCTACAGGTAGTGAAACTGTTATTGATAATAAATCTAAAAGAGAAGTATTTAAATTAGCTGTAATACAAGCATTTGGTTATAACATTACTACTCTTAAAGAAGGACAAGATACTTTTAATATAATTAATAAAAATGCAAATGTTAAAAAATTAGTTGCAGAACTTAAGAAAACAAATCCTAGCTCAGAAATCATTAATGCTACTATGATTGATTTAATGAATGATAATGTTGTTGATAGTGTTAGTACTCATTTATTAGAAGGTGTTGTTGCTTTATCTAAATATAAACAAGGTAAGTTTACAACTTCATTGGGTATTGAAACAGATGGTATTACTAATGGTTATGCAATTAGTTTGTTACAATTTTTAGATGGAGATAAAAAGAATCCTAAAAAATTAAAAGACGCTTTAGCGCGTGTTGGAGTAAACGTAAGCAGAAAAGAAGCTAAAGAAACGTATGAAAGATTTGTAGCAGCTGGTAATGATGATGTTTATCAATCATTTGCTCGAAAAATTGCCGAAGCAATTTTTGGAGCTAATACTAGATTTAATGAAAATCAACAAAAAGCAATTAATAATATTCACGGCAAACTTTTAAGTCCAGAAGGATTACTTACATCATTTGCACGTAATTTAGCTTACTTACATCGTTTGCCCGTAATTTAGCTAAGACACCTGTTATGGTAAGTAACTACGGTGGCAGTATTATTAAAATAATTGCTAATGTCTTAGAATCTATTGTTCCTAATATGTACACTAATTTAGGAGATTTCCAAACAAAATATAATAACGGAAACGAAGTAGATAAAGTTAAGATAAGAGGGGAAGTAAAAGATCTACAAGATGCTATTAATGATGTATTAGGCAGTAAATATGATTTAGTTAGTAGATTAGATAAGAAAAATAATTTATATGAGTTTACATTAAGCGATGCTGAAGCTAACAAAATAACGAATTATTTTAAAGATATTTATGCAGGTGAAGATACTATCTTTGAAACTGCTTTAAATGAATTAATTGCACCTACTATCAAAGCTAGAGAAATTTTAGTAAAAGTAGTAGAAGCTGAATTTTTTATATTTAAAGAAGCTTACGATAAACAAGTAGGTAATCTAGGTAATAAAATAGCAGATATTGACGTTAAGATGCGTATAGCTGCAGATCTTGCAGATGAGATTATGCCTAGAATGAGTACACCTTGGGGTGACCCTAATAATACAAGAGAATTAATACAACTTATAAAGTTTGTTGATAGTAAAGATAATAGAGTAGAAGTTACTACTCAAGATTTTAAAAATCAAAAATATAGAAAAAACGGTCGTAATTGGACAGAAATAGGTAAACCTGTAAATGAAGGAATAATTGGTGCAAATACTACAGCTAAAGACTTTATATCACCAGGTGTAGGTTCTGTAGTTAATGGTGTTCAAAATGTTGAATCATCAGTATTAGGTGATTTATTAGACCAAAAACAAGATGTATTACCTATATTTGACGCAGTATATTCACCTATTGGAACTGCCATAGAAAATTCAGATATATTTAATAAACAATTTTTAGAAATAAACTTAAAACACGTATTACTTGAAGAAGCTTTAAAACAATTTAAAGTTATCAAAGGAAATATGAAAAAGTTTGGTGTTACTGAAAAAGCAGTTAATGAAAGATTACAAGAAGAATCTTATAGAGCAAAAATAATTAATACCGAAATTAGCAAAGGTAATAAAGATAATGAAAATGAGTTATCTAGAATGACTCTAAAAGATTTAGAAAGTGATTTAATAGATAAAATACAAGATAGACTAGATAATCTAGAACTTCTTGAAGAAACTTATGGTCCAGTTACTGAATGGACTATATCTCAAATGCCTTTACCTGAATCTATTAAAGATTCTAGTCTTGCTCCTGTTAACACTACTAAACCTAAAGTAGCAGTAGAAACTGTAGAAAAAGAAATAATAGATATAGGAGAGCCCCAGGGAGATCCTACAAATGCTATTGATGCAGGGCAAGAAGCATTAGATGCTTTTGAGCGTGAGCAGCGTGAAGCATATGAAACTGAAGAGTTAGCTGAAATTATTGCAAATAATCCAGAATATAATGAAGCAGAAGTAAAAGCAGAAGAAGAAAGAAAAGAAAGACAAACTGTATATCAACAAGCTAAAAAAACTATTAATAAACTGATAAAGCAACAAAAACCCTATTTTGATAGTTTAAATGATGATTTATTTGTAGCTGTTGAAATAGATAATTCTATTCCATCATTAGCAAGCGTTAGATCTATTGATTTTAGTGACCCTTTAGAGAATGTAGATGATGATGGTGAACCTTTAACTGATGGTTTTGAAGGAATTGAAGTTACTATAAGATTTAACATTAATCAAATTGTTTCAGATTACATCAAAGGAATGGTTTATATAGAAGGTAAAGGTTCAGGAATAAACAAAATAAATTCTAAACAAAAACAAATTGTTTTTGCTGACATTAATGTAGAAGCGTTTAAAAAACACATTAGAGATACAGGAGGTGTTGAAGCATACATTAATTTTATTTATGAACATGAACAAGGACATATTGTTAATGGGCACAATGTTACAGGGTTAGACCCATTATCAGAAGAAGCTATTAATATTGAAAAAGAGGCTAATGAATATGCGTTTAAAGCTATTGGTTTTAATAATGTTAAACCAAAAGATAAAACTGAAAAGAAATCTAATGATTTAAATGACGTTTTAGATGCAGTAAATGATGAGTCAGATATACCTGGTGATATAGATTTAAATTCAATACAATCTAGTATTGATAAAGAGTTAGAACTCGTTTATAGAACTAATTCATTAGGAAGTAATTTACAAGCTATATTTGAAAAGCTTGGCGTTATAAGTGTTGACTCTTATATTAATGAAGAAGATAAAAATACACAACAATTACATTTACAACGTGTGCTTGATGAGATTGTTACTAATGCTGGGAGTATATTAGATAGCACAAAATTAACGTTAAGCAAATCTAAAGTTAAATCAGATGGTTCTGCTAATGTAACGCAGAATTCTATTAAAGTTAATTACAACAGATTTAGACCAAGGTCATATTCTGAACAGACATCACAAGAAGTTTATGTTCACGAAATAATACATATCTTAACAAGATTTGTAATTAAGAATGATTCTGTATTTAGACGTAGATTAGAGAAACTAAGGTTACAAGTAATTAAAGAAATTAAAAGAACAGAAGCTAGACCATATGAAGTATTCTTGCATCGAGATGCTGCAGGACAGATTATCTATAGAACTAATAAACAAGCTGAAATAGAAGCAGCCAAAGAACAATATGATTATGTATTTGGCAACGCAGTACCCGCTAAATTTAGATTAGATGAATTTTTAGCATATACCTTAACAAATAAGTTTATCGTTCAAAAAACAGAGTCTATGGAGTCTAATAAAATACCTCTATGGAGTAAAGATGAAAATAAACGAGTAACTGAAAAAATAATAGAATTTTTTGCAGAAGTTTATGAAAGACTATCTAAACTAACTACTAGAACATCTGCACCTTTATCTGTACAACAAGAAATATTTGAACTTACTAGAGATATTGTTGACATTAATCAATCTAAACGCAATGCTTTAAATAAAGCATTACAAATAAATTTAATACGTGAAACTCTTAATAAAGGAAATAAAATAGGCGCAAAAATTATTGAAGAAGTTACAAGTAATTCTATTAATATTGTTGGCGACAATTGGATTAAGTTTGTAGACAAAGTAACTAAAGATGGAAAAGTAAATAACTTTTTTGCAGACATACTATATGACACTAAATTAATAGCATATCTTGGATCATCATATAGAGACTTTGTTAAAACACATCCTGAAGTACAAAAGAAATTAAATAGTATTTATCGTAATATTAAGCCATCATTTTTAAATAATGCTAGTGCTTTGTGGTCTAATGGTTTTGGAGGCGACCCACTTAGTTTTATTAGATTACTATATCAATCAAAATATGATGTTGATGGTAAACGTACTGCATTTAAAGAAAACACTAAAAAGAATGTAAGAAAATTATTTTTAACTTATGATGATTTAACAACTTCACAAAAAGAAAGCATAACAAGAGTTTTGTTAAAAACAGACTTGTCTTCATTATTAGAAAATAAAGCATTTACACAAGATGAAATATTAGAGTTAATAAGAGATGATGCAAAATTAGATAAAGCAATTAAACTTTATGAAAGTAATAAAAAATTAAACATAAGACAAAATAATTTTTATAGATTACAAACAAGTCAGTTAGCTTTATACATGATTACAGGTGATAGTTATGCGTATCAACAAAAACTTAATGCAGTTACTATTTATAACAAAAGCATTGCAAAAAATAGAGCATATCCAAAACAAGATAAAGAACAAGAGATAAAAGATTTAGACACTTATATTACATTATTAGCATTAAAAAGATCTGAACTAGATTATGCTAAACAAGATGTAAGTTTAATTATGCAAAATGAATTTGCACAAAAAGAACACTCTAAAAGTGAAAATGCTTTTATTGGTATGTTAGGCGCCCACATTGCATTTAAACAAGAATCTAAAGAAACTTTGTTTTTAGATAAAGACGGTAATCCAAATGGTGCTTTAATGACTAAAGGTTATATAGCTAATATTACTGATTCTGATGCAAAACTTACAGTAGAAAAAAGTGACCCTGATAATAAAGCAAAAATGTTAAGTGAAGGATATACATTTATATCAGATGTAGATAACTTTACTTCAGAAAAATATGGATTATACGTAATTTACAATTCACCTACAGAGCCAAGAACTAAAGGTATTGCTTCAATGACATCAATGCAATTCCAAGGAACAGACCTTAAAGAAATTCTAAGTAGAAATCCAAAAATGAGTGGCTTTATAATGAAAGAGCTAGACAAAGCCAAAAGAAAACAAGAACAGCTGTCTAGAAAAGGTAAGTTAAGTAAAAAGCCTACAATGATTCCAGTGATTGATGAAGATGGTAATGTAAGTACATACAGATTTACATTAAGTCATGCATTAACAGAACAACATCTTAAACAAGATTTACAATTTGATGAAGTTTTTGCAACAATGCAAAGTCATATGATTGATAAACAAAGTTCTGAATCTATAAACAAACAAGCAGTTGAATTAATGTATCAATACGGAAAAGAAAACTATTCTAAGCGACCTAATAAGTTTGTAAATATTTTAGATAAAGCACACATAGATGAATATTATGCACCTTTAACTAAAAATATGAAAAATGATGTTATTTATTATGGAAGAATAAATCAAGAAACAGGTAAAGAAGAGTTTTGGGTAGAACGTAGATTGTTAGATACAATATTTGGTTATCAAAATCCATCAGTGTCTAATATAAATGCATTACAGTACAATGATAGAACTAAACGTTATACTAAAGTTGTTGAAAAAGGTTGGAAAGAATTAATTGGTCAAGCAAAAATAAACATTGTAATTAAAACACCAATTGTTCCAGCAGTTAACTTCTTAAGTAACGGTGTAACTTCATGGATGTACGGAGTACCTATACCGTACTTAGTAAAATATTGGCGTGAAGCTGCTATTGAGTTGAATTTATATAGAACAAAAGCAGAACAACTTAAAGATTTAGATTTTAGAATGAAAGCATTCCCTGCATTACAAACTAATGCAAGTATGATTAAAAAACGTGAAGTTCTTGTTGCAGATATGAATGCAAATAAAGTAGCACCTTTTGTAACACAAGGTTTATTTAATTCAATTACAGAAGATATAAACCAAGATGAATTTACTTATAGAAATAAATTATTTACTAAAGTAAAAGATACTAAAGGTGGAAAATTAATTTCAGGTAGAGCTTTAGATATAGCAAATATTGCTTACATTGGTGAAAAAACTAAGATATTTAAAGAAGCTACGCACTTCTTACAAATAAGTGATTTTATTGCACGATACGCTCTGTATAAACATCAAACAGAGGTAGAAGGAGTAAGCGAGGATGCTGCTTACAAAACAATGATTGAAACGTTTGTTAACTACGATCAACCATTGAATAGATATTTAGCTTATGCTAATGATATGGGTCTTATAATGTTTGTTAAATACTGGGTAAGAATTCAACGAGCAGGATTTAACCTAATTAAAGAAAAGCCTTTAAATAGTGGATTGTTATTTTTTGGAAATGGAGTATTAGATTTAGATATTGAAACTATATTAGATTCAAGTATCTTAACAGGTAACTTTATGCCAACTTATGGCGGTATTGAGAACAACTTAGAGCAAGCTCTTATACCGCCAGGTATTGAAATACTAATGGGTAAAGGATTCTAATCATCTTCATTTTCATCTACATCATACAACATTAGTTTTACAATAAAATATACTACAAACATAATAAATATGACTGCTAGTATAGGTATTGCAATAACTGACAGGGCTAAAATGGCAATAATAAGCACTGTAAACCCTGTCGTACCAGCTATAAGTTTAAGATTCTTCGGAAACTTCCACTTCATCGTTAAATAAAGCAGTAGGTGGTTTAATACCCGTTGCTTTTTTATCTGTTGTTTCTGAAGATGTTTCGTCTTTATCGACTATAGTAACTTCTGCAGTAACACCTGCATTAGCACCTCTGCCTACTGTTATAGTAGTTTCTATATCAGTATAGCTATCGATAATATTCTTATCCTGTAGAAGTCCTCTAATAGCACCATGAATATCATTGTTGTTTAATTTAATAATCATAGTACTCCTTAATTGAATAGCTTCTTACCTGCTGGCTTTGCAGCTGCAGATGTAGAACCTGTAACTTCTTTAACTCTGTTAAGAGTCTTGCCTGTGTTACGCTCTGCCCATTTAGGCATCATCAATGCTTCAGTAGCATCTTTAGCTTTCTCAACTACAGTTAAATCAGAATCTGGAAAATAAAATTCTTTTAACTGATTTTCATCTCTAGTCTCAGCAGAGTCTACATAGTTACCACTACCGTCATTAACTCTCTTATTGACAGTTTGCTTCAGGACTGCGGCTTTAATTTGCTTACCTAATAAAGAAGTAGCTACGCTCTTCTCTGTTGGTTTTTCTTTCTTCTCATTAAAGTCATAGACGTTAACCATCTTCTTTTCACTATTTTCAAACGCTTCATTAATATCTTCGCCTGTAATGATTAGAGCTAGGTTGTTAGCTAGTGTATAGCCAGGTAAGTAATCTTTCTCACCTTTTTGGTTTATAAAGTGCACTTCTTCCTTGCGATTAGTAAACCAAATAGTTTGTTTTAACTTCTTACCATCTTCGCCTAACAAAGTTACATTCAATGAATGAGCTCCGCCTTTTGATTGGTCAAAGTATGCCATATCTACTATTGTTTTATATACCCCAGAGTCCCACAAATATGAGCCTCCACCTAGTGAAGTTTCTTTTAATTTTATATCATCGTGCATACTAAATTTGCCCATAATACAAATCTCCCTTAGTTACTGTGAATAAAAATCTATAAAGGTAGTAACAGAACCCTCTATAGATTGGTTAAATACGGTGCGGAGCACCGCTATAAAATAAGATATAAGCACTTTTTATATAGACTATTTAGCTTACTCAGGCTGTAGCCTTGCTAGCCTCAAAGGACTAGCGTCTCCCATAAGTTAGGACACTACTTAATCAGTTGTAAGCACTAAATGTAGTACTAAAAAAATATATGCCCTAACGTATAGAAACTACTTTTTCTTACGTTTTCTACCTGCGGCTGCAAGTTTTTGGAATTTGGCTTTGCCATGTTTCTTTCGACCTATGTGTGCTGCGAGTGCTGCACTGCCTACTTTTTTCTTTAAAGCTTTGAATCGTTTACCACTTCCTAACTTTGATTTTGCCATCTTTTTCTTTTTTTCTTTTCTGCAGCTACACTTGCTGCTGTTTCTGCATATGCAGGACGACTAGCTTTTTCTTTTACGTTAGCTCTTGTATCTGAAATACTACCAGTACCTACTCTTGTACCAAATTTCTTTTGGTTTGTTGCAACAGCTTTACCAAGTCTTCTTTTAGGTGTTGCAGGAAATTCTTTATCATTATTTCGTTGAGTATTGCCCATCATTGTATTTTTTCTTGCTGCTCTTGCCATAATAATTTCTCCTAAATTTAAAGAATGACTACGTGTGTATACGATAGTAGCCGTACCGTTGAAAAATTTGACTAGGAACAAGACTAAGTTGAAATCCGTTAACGACTCAGTAAAAAACTAGTCAAATCTGAAATACACTTCCAGGGAGACAAGTTAATTCTATCATAAAATTAACTGAGTCCCTGTACTTTATATTGTTGTTCTAGTTCTTCTAATGGTCTTTGCTTGCATCTAAAGATATAACGCTCATAAGCATCATCATAATTTAAGCCTCCTTTGCTTGCTCTATCTGCATAATCTAAAGCTAATGCTTCGCATAGCTGTTTTTTTGTCAACTTCATTAATTATCTCCAAATGGACTTATAGGTGGCATAGGTGCAAGTCTAGCTTTATCTTCTAGTTCTGTAAATGTGCATTCTATGCTAGGCTCTGTTGCCCATAACATTGTAGCTTTAAGCATTACGATCTGTTTGTCATCATCATAATAAATATTATTAAGTGAATCTAATATAGCTTTACAATAGTTATCAATATCAGCATGATTGTCACAATATGCCCCATTTTTAGCTTCTTTCTTTTTCTTAGACCAAGACTTAGGTATTGGTACATTAAACTGTAATTCAGCAAATATGTTGCCTGTCATAGGTATAGTCTTAAGATCTGCAGTTAAAACAGACATATCTTGTTTAAATTGAGTGTATTTCTTACCATAGTAAGTAGACCATCTTGTAACTCTAGGTCTACTAGCAGGAACAGGTATTATGTTAAATTTAACATTCATATTATTTTTTCTTAAAAGCGTTATTAAAAATTTTCCAAAAGTCTTGGTTATTTTTTATAGCTTTTTTAATACGTGGAGTGACACGGTTTTGTCTCTCTTTACGTTGTTCTTCAAAGTTTTTACTTAATTTTGCTTTTTTTCTAGTATCAGGCATTAGTACTATGTTGATTTACTGTTAACCAAACAACTCTTTTATCATCTTGTAAAGACGCTAAACTAGTCTCAACAAGTAATTTTTTTCCTTTTAACTCTAATACAGCTCGTTTTATTGTTGATAACGACTTGTCAGCAAAGTGATTATGATTTACTATATTAGTAATACAAGTACTATGTGCTGCAGCAGTAAAAACATAAATATCTTTAGCTGTATTTGTTAAATTATAACCCTGTAAAGCGTCATTAATCTTTCTTTGTGCTAATTCTTTTTTACGCCACATAGATTCAAAACTTTTCATGGATTTCATATAGTTTCTCCTAAACTAATTTAACAAATTTAACATCTATCTCTTGATTAGGTTTTTTATCAGTAGGATAGTTATTTAATAAATAAGAAGGTACTGTACCAATTTCTTGTAATAAATCATCTAAACCAAAAGAAACATCTTTATTTATGATATTTAAAAACATTGGAGATACAAAAGCTGCAATTTGTTCTTTTGTTCTACTTTTAAAATAATAATTAAAAAAAGCTGTTCTGCTTAAACTATAAATTTTAGTCATTTAATAACTCCCTTATTTCTATTACAAGCTCAACTTCATCAGGATAACCAATTGTTTTACCTGTTGAATCAATTATTCTATGTAATTTATAAATTCTAGCATTTTCAGCTTTATCTGTTGAATTTACTATGCCTTTTGGACTTTCAATTAAATCTTTTACTTTTACAACTTTATAAGTCATAGTATCTCCTAAATTATGTAACGTTCGTATTGTGCAAACCATAGTGCTATATAAACAACACTAACTGTAGTTACGCTAAGCATAAAAAATGTTAGCGTATTAAATAGTAACTTTAAAGCTGACATAGTTGTCTCCTAATTTAATAAACTTAATAGTAAAGTATTGCCTTTCTTAGTGAGTATGTTGCGTGTATCTGCATATACTTTTAAACGTTCTTTAACGTCTTCGTTACTAGCAATAACTTCACCCATGATATCCATTGACAGTTCCTTATTATCTAATTCACCGTCAACAAATTTCATTAAGTCTACGTCTGAAAATTTTTTAGTCGTCATAATATTCATGCAATCTGTCCAATATATGCTGCAGATTGTTATCAATAAATGTTTCTTGTGTGTCCCACATTCTCATAGGACTCCTGATACGTTCATTAACCGTATCTTTAGTCAGCTTAGTTTGGTATACATATTTGTATTCCAACAATTTTTCTTCATCATTATAAGACAATAAATCAGATTTGTAAGCTTCTAAATTTTTAAGAGGTACTTTCTTGCAACCAATAACAGTACTGAAATAACTTTCTACACCAGTGTTCATAAGAGAACCTTTAACTTTAACCATAGTCTCATTAACCATCTCAGATTCATTAAAGATATCTGATGTGTGTGCAATAAAGATAATGTTCTTGTTAGAGTTAGCTACATTCTGTGCCATCATGTTTTTCATAAACTGTGCATACTGACCCCATGCTTTCATTGTATTTGTAGATGTAAGCACTTTAGTACTCTCAAACATATCCATAAGATATGTAAGACTGTCGATAACAATTGTATGTACTTTGTTATTGTCTTGTACTGAATCAATAGCATCAGGTACATCGGTAGGGTCTGTAATAGTAAATTCTTTAAATTTAGATCTGAACGGTAACTTCTTGTTGTTTTCACAGTTCAAATACATTACACCCTCTGGGTCTTTTAACATTTGTAAGCTTGCAGACTTACCTGTAGCGGATTTGCCACATAACAAAACTAAGTTGTTATTCATTATTTACTCTCCTTCTGAAGTATTTTTTTATCAATTGATCTCATAATCTTAGAATGAATTTCTTCTTGACTGATAGGGTCAGTAATATGTTCATTGAAAGTTACAAGTTTGTTTGCAATCGCATCTCTTGGATAGCCATTGTCCATTAGCATAAAGCCGTATCTAATAATCATAGATGCTCTGTTACCGACTTCTATGCGGTCAGAGAACCATCGCTCCATATTACTCATACCTTGAGCATCGAGAATTTTTTGTTCTTGCTCGATAGCTTTTTTAGTTTGAGGTATAAATAAAGTAGCATCTAGTAGTTCTCCATCGTTATAGTAATGATGTCCATCATGTGACATCCATTTGCGTGCAATATCTTTAGTTGCAGTATCACAATCAAATGGTAGCCAATTGAAGACATTCTCCATAAATTTAGAATAATCTCTAGGTTTCAACTTTAAGTAGTGAGACATAGGAAATATAATTCTAAATCTGTTTTGTTTCTCAGTATGTCGTTTAGTTGTAGCAAACAGTACTTTGTATTCGCTTAGAAGTTCTTTAGCAGAATTCAAGCTACATTCACCGTCAATGTCTAGTATTAGTAAATTAAAACCTGGTATGGCTTTATCACTAGAACGGTAACCGTCTAAGAAATTGTGTGCAGTATAGTGGTAACCTGCAGTGCTAACTAATTCGTGTAAACGATTAAACTTAGTTACTGCACCTTCAAAGTCTTTTGTTATGTCAGTACTGTAAGCTACTTGTATCTTATCTAGATCAGTTTCTTTCAGTGCTTCACCAGATAGAAATTCAATATCATCAATATAACTTTTACGAATAATAATATTGTTTTTGTAACCCCAGGCAATAGCCAGTGACAACATATCTTTTTTCTGTGCTTCTGGTCCTCGATAGAATGGTAACTCTTCAATCAAATCTACTTGAGTAAGCTCTTTACCTACATCTGCAATATATCTTGCAAGACGAGCATATGAGCCTTCTTTGTTAATGATTCGATGGAATTGTTTACCTGAGTCTTCTACAAGTTGAATAGCACTATCTAGATGATATTGTGTAATAGACTTACCACCTTCAACAAATGCATAAGCACCTGCTAGTTTCAATGCTTTGTAATAGCGATGTGATAGCTCAGCTTTTTTAATGTCTTCATGTATTTTTAACTTAGAAGCTCTAGCTTCACAGTTAATCTTGTATTGAAGTAAGTGAATCGTATCTTGTTTAGTTAGAGTTAGCACAGTATTAAATTTATTTCTGTCTGCTAAGTTAGTAATAACTTGGCTAATACGCTGTGTATCTTTAACAACATTAGTAGATGTCAAAGCATCATACAATTCTTCTGCTGTTTGTTTCTTAAAGTCATTGAGTGTATTTGTATAACCAAATAGCATTCTACGAGCATAGCCTGTCTCAAGCATTTGTTTAAACTCTTCTTCTGTTTTGCTACCATCTAATAACTTAGTTGGTGTACCAAACAACATAAGGTTTGTAGGCGTTTTGCCTATGAGTTCTTCACCACGCTTGTTGTCTGATGTATTTTTAGTCAGCTTTTGTTTGACTTTACCTACATCATACAACTCTAAGAAAGTATTGAGCATTTCTACATTGCTGGTTAAGTTTGAGCCTACCTCATCTAATTCTAGATTCATAGAACCTGCGTTAGACATTAGCAATTTGAGTCTCATCTGTTTGACTGCTGGTGCAGTACCACTGTCAAAACTAAATGCTAATGTACCTAGAGCATCATATTCTTTCTGAACTTCAGCCATAGCCTCATCAGAAGATAGATTAGGATTAATCATTTGACGTCTAGCAGCAATCTGTAATAGCTCTGCGTTACTTTCACCAGGCAATACATCTCTTAAAAATCTTGTTCTGAAGCCATCAATAATGTCTTCTTCCATAATGTTAGTTGAGAAACCTTTGCCTGTGCCTGATGGCATTAAGTTTAAAACATATGAGTTAACAGGTATAACCCCTCTATCACGTGTTTCAATATTACATCGCATCATAGAAGTTACTTTAGATAAGTAATAAGCTACGAGTAATCTGAAAAAATGACGATTCTGTGATTGTGTTTTAGCGACAAGTATGTCTACAATCTCTTCAGAGAATTTAAAGTAAGTAGGTTTTGACATATTATTTCTCGTAACTACCTTGCTTATTTATAATGCGATGATAGACACTTCTGCTTTTGTTAAGGTCTAATTTTTTATTACAAAATTTTGTAAACTCAGCATAAGTTTTAACGCCATATTCATTTCTAAGCGTATAGAGTTTTTGAATTTGGTCAATTTGATTATTTGTGAGTGTAGCATTGTCTCGTCTTTTACGAGTTTTAATGCGTGGTATTAGGACTTCTTCGGATTGTTTAGGTTTTTTAAACCAATTTTTTATGTAGTACCAGGTGTTCATAAAACTAGTCTCCCTTGTTGTATTAAATTTTGAGCTTGCGTACAGATTTCTGATACTTCACAGTATCTGCAAGCTTTTACTTCGCCTCGTACAGTAGCAACTGTACCTACTCCACCATCATTGGCTAGTCTTAAATTAGCTTCATCTAAACTGTCATAGTTCTTAGTTGCTCTAGACATTTTGGCAGGGTTCTTGTAATACTTATATACAGTGTCAGACTCCCAGAGTTCTTCTTTGTTACATTCAGGCAAGCCTTCTTGTGGTGTATCTAAGTAGTTTGTTAATAAATCTAGCTTTTCAGTAATAAAATGTTCTGTTTGTTCTACGGACCAGATTGGATATTCTTTAGTTATCACTCTAGTCTGAGGATAACTTGGATCTCTTGCAGCTTGTGCTGCTGACCAATCCGTAAAGATATACTGTATGTGTACAGTATTATCTGTAATTCTATCAGGTGCTAACCATTTGTATATGCTAGCTTGCTGTGTGTATTTAAGTGCGTTAGAATCGAAGATATAAGACCATACAGATGTACTTTTGTAATCTGAGACAGTACCGTCTACAACAAGGTCATATTTTCCAGAAATAATATAGTCTTTTATTTCTTTTTCATGCCGTTGCTCAATATAAACAGGTATCTGTCCTTTTTCTACTTTGTCAGGGTTTATTACAAGTTTGTCATCTAAGTTAGATACTTGTAATGCTTGTAGTGCTTTAGTAATATTACCTCTATTACTCCAAGCTTTTTCTGCAATAGCATGTATAGCAGAGCCCATCCTAGAACTTACTAAGTCCATAATGTCTACAGTCTTATCTAAACCTTTATTCTGATGTGAGAGTATTAACGCTCTCAATGGTTTAAGTAAAGATGTAGCACTAATTACATTTGTTCGTTCATCATAATCATAGTCATCATGCATTAGCCATACAGCTAAAGGCATAGAGACATTATTCTTATTGGTATATTTAAATGCCATTGATAATCTCCTTTATTTTTTCAATACTTGCGTTGTTGGGTAAAGTAAATTGTTTATCCCAAGACTTACCTATCTCCAGGTTAGCCTCCATCTTCACTTCATTTGAAAAAATGCTCGGATGAGCATTCCATTGCATCTCTTTAATCAAAGTATCATTAAGAAACTTCACAGACATCGGATCATCCTTGACTAAAAAGTAGGCTGCATCATGAATTGTGTTGATTGGATATATATCATACACCATATCAGAGTGTTCTATTATATTATTTGTAGCAATAAGAGCTCTATTTATAAGCATGCCCCAGGACTGTGTTACAGCGTTGTTTGCGCTTCTAGCCTCTGCTACAGCAGCATATGGTGTTAGTGTAGTGTTATGTACAGTTGTAGCTAATAATGGACACTTTATTCGTAGTCCAAATGCACATTCCATATAGCCATGCTTACCTGCAAAATCAATGTTTTGCTGTGTAAAAATGTCAGATACAGAGTACAAATCGTGATATTGTCGTTCAATAAGCTGAGCTTCTTTTTTCTCAATACCAATATTAGATACAAGAGTATGCCAAGTACCACTGTAAGTTAGTGCAAAAGTGGGACCTTTTGACTTCTGCCTAAGCTCTGGATACTTATCTTCGATAGAGTTAATACTTTCTACAGTATCTTCAATATCAGGCATCTGGTCTTTAAAATAAGTGTAAGCTCTTAAACTGTGACCATCATAACCATCAGTGTACACTTTGATTTTGTTTGGGTCTTTAGTTAGTAGAGCATTGACTCTGTCTTCTAGACTGCTAAAGTCTGCACCAGCCCACAAGTAACCTTCTGGTGCTTTAAAGCAAGACTTAATAGCTTTACCATAAATACTATTACTTGGTAGATTTTGTAAGTTAGGGTCACTAGAACTTAGTCGTCCTGATTGTGTACCTCCTAACTTTAGACTACCATGCAAATAACCATTTCTAGTATAAGATTTAAATGCTTTAATAAATGTACTTAGTATCTTACTAGTTTGATTAACACCTATTAGATGTTGTAGTATCTCTTTGTGAGATTCTTCTTTAGCTACATGTACCAGTTTTTTAAGAGTTTTAGATCCAGTTGCTGGTTGTTTAGTATCTGTAAAGTCAATAGGTTCATATTCTAATTGTGTATAAAACAATTCTCTAATGTTATTATTAGACTTAGGATTGAACTGTAAATCTATAAAGTCACTATAAGGTCTGCATTTACGCTTAAGCTTATTGTTAACTTCTGTCATTGTCTTATGTCTAAATGCCCAGTTAAATTTAATTATTTCTGGATATTTAGCAATAGCTGACACGTGACTATCATGTTTATCTTGTAGTTCTTTCTCAACTTCTAAAACTTTACTATCATTAATAGGTAAACCTACAAGCATCATTTTGAGTAATACTTCAATAGATGGTTGAAAGATAGTTGTGTAAGGCTCAAGTAAGTCTTCTTCAATAACAATATCTCGATATTTGTCATAGACATACCATGTAGCCAAACAGTCTTTTAGATTGTATTCTAGCAAGACATCAACAGGTAATTTAGTAGCGTCTTTAACATCTACACCATAGTTACCAGCAAACTCTAAAGAATTAGACTTTAGATCTAATTTAACTTCCGTTCTGCTGTTTTTAGCAATGTAGGTATACAACATGCTGTCTTCAACATTTTTAAACGCATATAAGCCTTTATGCATTTCGATACGAGAGCCTGGCTTATCTGGAAAAAACTCATGAATAATATGTTTGCAATCAAACAATGCATTATGAAATATCATTGTTCCTGCATACAGTATAAAAAACTGTCTTAATATAGTTTTATCTACATCTTTCATGTAGATTACTCCACCATTATGTTTATCCCAAGCGAAAGCAATACTAAGAATTTCACTACCTAGATGTAATCCTGTAGTTTCTATATCTATAGTAAGTGCAGGCTTTGTCATAAGCTCTACTACGAAATCTTCAGCTTCAGCTGATGTCATTACATATTTAGAGCTGTGAATAATGTTTGGTTTTTTAAATCCTGTAATAGCTGTAAGCCCTTCTTTAATAAGGTCTTCATTGCTAGGATTGTAAAACAATGATTTGTAATTAGGTACTACAACAGCTTTAAAGTTTTCATAGCCATCAAACTTAGGTTTGAATGTCTCACCATAGCAATCTGTTATTTTAGGTTTTTTGATAAGCCATTTAAAGTAACTAGTATCAGCAACAATAAGATTTTGAACAGTTCCTATTTTATTAATTTTAGATAATAGCATTCTAAGATAGTTCTTACCTAGATCTGCTTTTATCTTGCTATCTTCATATAACAAACCATAGACTCCTACGTTATCTTGATTTATACCTCGTGTTTCTAAAGGCGTAAGATAATGTTTTCTAATATCGTTTTCAACTATGGCATCTTCTTTAATTAAGATGAGCGTAGTGATTTCTCCACTACCAAAATGGATATTTCGCATATTAGTCCTTAGTTAATGTAAAGTATCAGTAATACTATCTGAATCTTCAAAGCCATGAAATAGGCTAAGTAATTCATAGGATTTATGTAGATAGAGTTCTGCTCGTTCTTCATAAAAAACTAAAGCATCATCTGTATCAACACTTTCAAAGTCTTCAATATTGTTAATTGCTACGTATTTTTCAAAACATAGTGCTTTAGCAAGCGTTTCTACTAAATACTCTAAAGGTATTTTATCTATTTCCATCAGGTTTTAAATAGATTGTCTCGCCTACGGGCTGTACATCAGGATTATTATCTGTACATATCCATATAATTGGATAATCTCCTACATCACGAACATCTTCTGCATATAAGTCAGTGAAATAGATTAGTACATCAGGATTAACTTGATTACAGTGTTCAATTACAGGCTGAAAATCTGTGCCTCCGTATCCATGAAATTCTAATTCTAAGATGTTATCATATTTTTCTACATCATAAATATTATGTATTTCAGCATCACAATCTATGATTGTAAGTTTTTCAGGTTTAAAAGTTTCACGAATATTTTCAATCTCACTAAGCATTTCAGTAATTTCTTGTTGGCTTACACTGCCACTGGTATCTATAGCCACTACAACTTTACCTAAAGTAAACGATTGCTGACTAGGTAAGTAATGATTAGGATAAAAGCGTTTGTTAGGTCTAGCCCAAGAATAATCGTCTTTTGCTAAGTCAGACATAAACCTTTGTAATATCTCATACCAAGGTAGTTTAGG